CCATATCTTCAATCATTAATTCAATGGCACGCTCGACAGTAGCCCGAAGCGTAGGCCTTAGCGGGTGCTTGGCTGCAACATCGCGCAGCCTTGCCAGAAGATCCCTATCGACCCTCATCATAACAACATCTTTCATCAGGTGATCCTTACCGCTGTGTATCCGGAACGCTTTCCAGTCATAGTGCCAACCATGTCCGGCGTGATTTCCTTGCCGGGATTGTTGGGTACATTGCTGATTGTCATCTTATGTTCGCCGCACTTGACCGAAGCCTTGTCCTGCGATGTGTTCATAAGCTCCAGCTTGGCGCGGGCCTTCATCAGAAGTATACCCTTGGCCTCGTCGGCGCGGGCTACTGCGTCCTTCTCATCCTGCTTGGCAGTCTTATAGTCCAAGAAGAGCAGCGCGTCTGCGTCATCGAGGACAATATCACTCTTAGGCAGCGTCCCCATCAGCTTCGTAATCGCGTCCACATCGGTCGTGTAATCCGGATCAGGCTCCTTGCCTTCAGCAATCGATTTCCAGAACAACTTGATCTCATGCTTGATAGCATCAATGATGTTGTCGTTGCGCGGAACCTTCATGCGGCGCGGCTCGTCATCGATCAGGGCCACAAGCCATGCGTGATCCGAAGTCGTGCAAGCCAGCTGGTGCTGCACCTGAAGCAGATAGTTCTCAGGCGCTTCATCGATCTCTTCACCATTATAGCGCCAGCCATAGCCACGCGCAGACCACTTGATCTCGACGGGCGCTCCAGTGTGCGCGATGTAATCGAACGATGCACCCATGCCGGGACAGTCATCGACCGTGTAATAGTCATTGACCTTTGTCAGCTCCATCGACCAGCGGTGCGCAGCCCAGTTGGCAATGCCGCTCTCAAGGAATGTCCCAGCTTGTACAGCCTTATTGCCTGAGATGTCCTCCGGCGGCAGCTTGCCAGCCTTCTCCATCCACAGTTGCCAGCGGCTTGAATAGGGCGACAGCCCAAACAATGCAGCAATATCGCTCCCGCCAATGTGCTGGGAACGCAACTCGTGCCAGTGCTTCTGGTCACGTACTTGAATTATAGCCATTTATTTTCTCCGGTTATGGCCGTATCTAGTCGGCCTACACATGGCATACAGATGTCTACGGAGTTATGTCAAGCCCTTTGTAAACATCTTCAACAGATCGGGCCAATATGTATATTCCGCCGCGCTTTTCCCACGCACTCTGCCATGCTGCTTGAGCAAGGCGCTGCTTCCCCTTCTCGGTCTTGACCTCGATAGCGAACGCTCGGCCCGGTGTTATAACGCCAAGCAGATCGGGCGTCCCTTCAGGTGCGGACTGAATCACACGGGCTCCACCATCCAGCGGTCGGAACTTACCCACGTTGATGCGGAACATCATGATGTCCTGCCTCTGGCCTAGAGCGAGTCGGATCTCCTGCTGGATTGCGGCCTCACTGGCCATGCCGCGCTTCTACCCTGTAGTCCTTGGCTACCAAGCCGTCCTTGCCGTTGATCAAAGCAGCCTCGACCCAACCCCGCTTACCTGATTTGTAAGTCCTCCAGTGTCCGCGCCGCAGATGCGTTACAGGAGATGCGTGCGTTCCACCCTTGGATTCGGTGTAAACCTTACGCTTCCCGGTGATCGTGATGATCTTATAGGTAAACAGCGGCGGCTTGCTGCGGAGCCTTCTCAGTTTCTGCGCTTGAGCATCAGGCTTTTGATCGACAATCTCAGTCTCATACTGGGACATAGCCAAGCAGAAGTCGATATAAACTGAGAACTCTTGATTGATGTTGCCCATCTCAATTACAGCGTATTCCTCTAGGGTAATGGGCATTTTTGTGGACGCAAGTGCATTACTCCAACCCTCGCTATAGCTGATAACGTCGTCGTCCGCGATACGCCTCGGCTTCGTCCTACTCAAAGAAAAATCTCGACCGTATTTGAGCCGCCAGCATATAAGGGGTGGATGCCACACATCATATGCGTCTGAGTAATAGGCAGGAAACAGAATGACGCCATCATCGTCATCGACGGCCATCACTAAACGCTTGGTAGATGGTGTTTCTCCGGGCTTCAGGGTGCCGCCACCTTCTGGGTACTCTATCACAGTTACAGGAAACGGAGGCCGCAGGATGTCGGTATCAATGGCCACCATATCTCCCTCTTTCGGCAGGATAAATCCTCCGTGCGGGAGCGCAAAGTGAATTGCGTGGCGCTGAATGCGCCTTCTAATCTGATTGTAATACGATGCGCCCTCGCGGTTGACCTTCACATACTTCTTTAGGTCATCACAAAACTCATCTGAAAAATAACCAATGCTCATTGTAAAGTCTCCCTCTGCCCATCGTTGTCCAACTGCTCCAGTGCCGCCTCAGTGGCGGCCATCATGGCGGCAAAACATAACCGGATGCTAACGTCTCCGATCTTCCGGTCTTCATGCCACTGATCGATCACATGCAGCATCTCAAATGTCAGCGCATGGATCAGCGATAGCGGCACAACTACCGAATGGAACTCTTCGTCTTCCCCGCTGTCATCTTCCATATCGATGCCCTCTCTTCTGCCGTCAGGCCATTGGTTGTCTGAGCGTCACGCATACCCACCTTCTTGGCAAGGCGCGATGCCTCTTGCCCGCAGATAACATTGAACGCCCACTGCGTCGGGTTATTGTAGCCGCGCTTGCGGGCCACACTGGCTAGAACCCTGAACTTCTTCTGCATCATATCTTCAGCGGTTTCGGCTTCTGCCTCACCATCTCGGCGCGTCTCAACCAGATCGCCATCCACATGCTTCACGGCTCTGCCCATGACAGGATAGACGTGACCGCACATAGGGCATGTCGGTGTCGGCTTATGAACCGCGAAGCAGGCAGTGCATGTCCGGACAGACACGACCTTATCGTTACTCTTGCCGTTGTTCGCAACGAACCCATCAGCAAGGCTCCAGTCCCTGTCATCGTCAATGAAACCGTGCCTTGCGGTGTTGCCGGCATGATCAAGAATGATCGTCTTCTCCTTGTCAGGGTGCGGCCTGATCGCTCGACCGCATTGCTGCAGGAACAGGCCAAGAGATTTCGTCGGGCGCAACAGGATCGCGACCTCAACAGACGGGAGATCGAAGCCCTCGCTCACCAGATCGCAGCTCGTCAGGATCTGAACACGGTCTTCCTCGAACGCTTTCAGAACAGCATCGCGCTCAGTATCATCCATGCCACCGTCAATGTGGCTGGCTGCATAGCCAGCGTTGCGGAAGTCCTCGGCCACATCCTTGGCGTGCTTAACGCTCACGCAGAACGCAATTGCCTTCTTACCATCCGCATACTTGCCATAGTGCTTGACCGCACTGCCCGTGATGATCGGCTTGTCCATCGCGTCTTCCAGCTGCTTTGATACGTAATCGCCCATGCGCGTGCCCACAGTGCCTAGATCCGGTGTGCTTGGTGCATAGACCACAGCGTGCGATAGAAAGCCCTGAGCGGTCAGCTCTGCGACCGTGGGGCCCATTACCATGTCATCGAACATCTGCCCCATGCCCTTGCCGTCAAGGCGCTCAGGCGTAGCAGTAACACCCAGCACACGGGCAGACGGGAAGCCAGCAACAACCTTGCCCCAGCTGCTGTCCGGCGTAAAGTGATGCGCCTCGTCGCCAATGATTAGGTCGAACGGCTTCATCGTCTTCATGCGCCGCACTAGCGTGAACACGGATGCCACCACCACATTGGCAATAGGAATACCCGGAGTACCGCCAGCTAGGATAGCGTGAGACACGCCCACTTTCTTCAGTGCGCCGCTGATTTGCTTGAGCAGCTCACGCCTGTGCGCCACGATGAGGATGCGCTTGTTATTCTTCGCCATGCCCGCTGCGATGTAGCTGAAGATCACCGTCTTGCCCGATCCCGTAGGGGAAACGAGCAGGGTTTTCTTGTGCCCACTGCGAAAGCTGTCGCGCACAGCCTGAACGGCTGAGTCTTGGTAGTCTCTAAGCTGAACCATATGTTTCCTTATGCGGCAGACTATCTTCGCCCCGGCCTGCCAGCGGAGTCCCAAAGTGCCTTAACGACACGACCGAAGTTGTTTTTCTTCCAACAGGTGACGCATATTGAGGCGCCGAGCCTCGCGCTCAAGGCCTTGAACCTTTCGTCGGGCAAGCTCCAGCTGCGTAGGCAATATCCGGATCCGGTATTTCATGTATCGTAATTCTTCGTCGGTCATTTCCATTTCTCCGCAATCTCTTTGCGGGCCTTGGCAATGCTGCGCTCTAAAAGGATCTCAAAATCTTCTTCATCAGTATTTCCGTACAGATCAACGAGAATATCAGAAAGCGGAAATGGTTTGCTAGAGCTATCGTCTACGTCCTCAATCCATCCTGAGAGCATAACCTCGGCGTCAGGGAGCAGTTCTTTTGTTTCTTTATCATAACGAGGCGTCAAGGCCATGATCCAAAGGTCTTCCATCGCATCTTTGGCAAAGGATTCGTAAAACGGCCCAATAAAATCAGACCATTCAGGTTCCCAATTAAGTGTAAGGGAATCAACAACGCTTTTTATTAGGGTGTCATACATCTTTTCTCTGCTGCTCATATCTTATGCTCCTTTTCCCTTACTCTGCCCGCCATACCTGCGTGGATGTCTTGATGTCGGTCGGCCAGCCGCCGTCCTCAGTGAAGCTGCGCTCCTCGAACAGAACCATATTCGTCGGTCGGATCAGCAGCCGGTCGCCAGTCGTTCGCATGAACATGAACTCTTTGCTCTGCTCTGGTGCTTGGCTGAACCCGTCACTGTGCGGACACGCCGTGAACAAACAGGTCGCTCGGTCGTCGCCGTAGTCATAACGAGCCTCTAGATTTACCAGATACTCGTATCGCAAAACGTCGAACTCAGTGCCGTAGCAATCCCAGCACTGGCTCTGTTGCAGTGTCCAAGAGGGCTCAGGCGTTGCGCTGAAGGCTATCGCATGGGGCGGCACGTTCCGATAGACCGCGCCACATTCCAGCATGACGTGACAACCCCACGCTCGGTCAGGCTCGGATCTCAAGGCAAACCAGACGGCTGGCTCGAAGCCTTTGCCGTCCCTTCGGATGAATGAGGAGTCAACGAAGACATAGAGGTGATGCGATAGGCTTCTGCTGCTCACCCCCACCAATCCTCTTCCATCTCTTTGCGTTCCTCTGCGGTTATCTTTGGCTTTGTTGCCATCAGGTAGGCAGTGAGGGCCAACAGCCCCATGACCACAAAAAATAGTGGCGTGTCATTGCTCATGTGCCTTACCTCCGGCGCTTGATAAAGCGGCCAGTCTTGGGATCACGCATGATAGCATTGCGCTTCCAGTGATTGGCGTCTTTGACCGCCTCCCACAACAGGAACAGGGTAAACATTTGCACGCCAAACATTATGGCAATTAAGACTTCACAATAGTTCATTACAATTTCCCTTTCTTTAATTTCCTATATCGGCATTCTACTGAAGCAATCGTTAGGCCCATTTGCTCGGCCATGTAGGCTGGCCTTAGCCCTTGCTGGAAATACTCCAGAAGCTTTGCATCCTTCTCAGGCGTCCATACTCGTTTAGACATACTATTTGCCCCGCTCCTTCAGGTGGTCGCACTCTTCGATCTGGATGCTGATCAAGTCGCTTATCACCGTGCCGACATTATCCCGCAGCCACGCAACAATGCGGGCGCGCTCGATCTCTGCGCCGCGCTCCATAGCGCGCTCAAGAAATTGCGGCAGATTCTGGCCGGACACATACAGCTTCCCGTCAATGTCCATTGCCTCGACAATCTCACTCATAGCGCCAGACCCGAACACCACCTTCGGACTCACGGGCAATGAACTTCTTGCCATTGCGGCGACCTGCATGGGACGCAGTGCTGCTCATCGAGCGAAGCGCAACGTCCTTAACAAAGAAGCTCTGGCCTACATCCAGCTGCGACCAAGGGTATTTCTCACGGCGACCATTGTGCTGCCGCGCAGCAGGGATTGCGTGTTCATTTTCAATTTCAAAGCTCATACTATTCTCCGTTCATCTTATATATATTACACATTCATCAATGCAATTCAACTTAGAAGTTACGCCT